ATGGTCATACTCGGATGCGGTAGGAAACTCAAAGTTGTCGGTCTGTTGGCCGCCAGTAAGCCCGCCGATCATGGACAGGAAGGGCGTGTTGATTGCATCAGCGGTATACAGCTCGCCCGTATAGTTCGGAAGTCCCCAAATGGTTCCGGTTGCTTCATTTGCCATGTTATAAATCTCCCATTATTTTTTTTCTTGTTCCAGTTTGAATAGTTTGTTTTTCAGCGCAACGGCCTCGATGGTTTTTCCGGCCTTGACCGCTTCGTTGTACTGATTTGTGAGTTTTTCAACCTCATCCACAGGCGCGGCCCGTTGTCCCACCTTCGGAGGGTTTCCCTTCAGCCTGTCGTTTATGCCATCCTCAACAGCCTTGCGGAATCCCTTTTCGATGGTGTCAAGCATCTGCATGGTGGTTTCCGCGTCCGTGAAGGGCAGGTATTCGGCAAGCTCGATAGGCATTCCCTTTTCTATCAGGACAGCCTTTGCCTGTGACTTGAGTTCTCCTTTCGTCAAGGCTTGTTCCCTTGCGGAAAGTTCTTTTACCTTTTCCTCAAAGTCATGTTTTGCCCGTTCGTCTGCTGACATCTTGGCAAGCTTCTGCCCTTCCGTCAGTGCTTCTTGTCGCACCTTCTCCAGTTCTTCCTTGTGCTGAGATGCGATTTTCGCAAACTTCTTGTCGATGATTGCGTTTAGCTGTGATTGAGATACCATCTTCTCCGCTTGTTCAGTTACCGCGCCCTCAGTTGCGCCTTGTTCTGCCTGAGTAGTTTCCGTATTGACTTCTGACATAATTTTTCCTTTCCGTTTAACGCCCGTCGGCGCGTCCTGATTCATAAATCAGTAATAAAAAAGAGCCTTAAGCTCTTCGCAAAGGGTATTAACCCGATTTGCCTTTAGAAGCTCGTCAGTCCAGCCGCAACCTGCGTCCATACGCCAGCCGTTGATAGGATGTATAGCGTCCCGTTCAGGCAGTACGCCCTACTCCCCGGCGCACAGGAGATAGGCCCGGAATCTGCCGATGTCAGGTTTGCCCCGGTCAGTTCGTTTGCCGCGTCAGCAAACAGCTTGTAATCGATTTTCTCCGGGTATACCCCGGCGTGTGATTCCTTGACATAGATTGCCATTCTTATACCTTCTTTTCAAAGATTTTCGGATTGTCCTTGATGATCTGATACAGTCCCCGCGCCATTGTCTTAACAAGCAACTCTTCATCATCTGATTCAATGCCCGCGCCGAAGATGGCACCGTGTAAAAGCTCATGCAGGAAAGTCTGTCCCAGCCTGTCCGGGTGCATGTCACGCTCTGAGTTAAGCTCAATCAGGCACCTTTCGGAATCGAACACACCGTAACAGACAGCGTTCCCGGTTGCCGGGTTCGGCTTGTGTACTACTTTGTAATCAATCCCGCCGATGCGTACTTTCTTAGGTATCAGCATTTGCTTATTACCTCTGTTTTTACATCGGCCTCTGCATCAATCACAAGCTCGTTTGCGTACACTTCAAGGCAAACAACAGGAAACGCGCCTCCGGCCTCATGCTGAAAACCAACATTTCTAACACCTTTCATCATGATACCGTCTATCTCAATCGTTGAGCGCCCACCCTCTGACTTGATAACAACCTTGCTCATAATCCCTCCTAACTAATCCGCTTGTTCATCCACTTGGAAATCTCCGGGCAACCGTCATTCTGCCAGCGTTGCCACATGGGGTAATTCATTTCCCTGGGCAGGAACACGCTTTCTCCATCCTTGCCCTGCCCCCGCCGTTGCATCGTTTTACGGTTCTGCGTGTCAAGTACGGGTGCCGTTGAGGAGCGACAATGCGCGTGCATCGGGTTCCAGTTCTTCCCGACTTCCTTGTCTTTGGTGTAGTACGGCCCGCCCGTGTCAGGGTTGATTAAGCCGTCATGCCGTTGGCAAATCGTGCTTGTTTTTCCATCCAGTACAGCGATAAACTCATACTGCTCGATCCCGCACTCGTCATAGGCTATCGCCGTGGCCTGTCCTGACACATACGCACTTTCCGTCCTGATTAAACGATTTGCGGCGTACTTCTGGTATTGCGCCTCTGTCTTAAACTTTGACTTCAGCGCACCCTTCCAGGTGTCCAGGTTCACCATGCCTTTAACGTCTTTCATCGTGAGGTCGGACAGTTTACCAATCGTTGACTGTTCCATCATGGCGCGATTCAGGATTTGAGCCATTGCGTCCCGGTTTCCCCAAATACGACTTGAATAATGCTCGCCGCTCCACTTGGATTTCAGGATGGTGTCTATTGCCTTCCGCGACACACCGGCACCCGAAAACCCGTAGGACACCTTTTGGATATCATACAGTGTCCTGGAATACCCTGATTCTATCATGGCCTTCAGGTGAGGCGTAAGTGCCTCTAATTCGGCTTCTGCCGCTTCCGTAAGCCCAACCCGTGTAGAAGCCCGGATAGCGTCTAATCGGCTTATTCGTGCCCTGTATGCGTCCGTTGAGAGAAGTACCTGGAGTTTCTTTCTTTCCTTCGGATCAGCAATCACCGCAACCCTTGATCTCAACTCGTCCATCATTTTCAGCGGGACACCCTGATTCAGATAATCGTGCGCCTCTTTTACCGTCAGCCCTGTTTTCCGGGTGTACGTTCCTATGATCGAATCAATATCCTCGTCCAGTTGGTTTATAGCCCGGTCAAAGACAGCAGACACATCCTGTACAACCCTGTTATTGGAACGGTCATAGGCAAGTTGGCGCAGTTTGGCACGGTGTTCCCAGTAGGCGGTTGCCATCATCTTCCTCCCGGGCTTTTGCCCTCAACTTGCGCCTTATTCCCCGGAATTGCCTTGTTTTCCAACATCGGTTGCAGTTGCGCATTGTTTTACAATTCCAACACCCATCTTCTCCCAACCAGAAAATATGTGATGCTGATGGTTTAGCCTTTCGATAACACATCCTCATTGCTGTTATCCTCATTCGCATTCGGGTACGCCCCAAACGTTGCCGCCTGTGCCGCTATCCCCTTCGCTTTCTGCTCGTCCAAATCGTCCTGAGCCTGCGCCACATCATCAACAAAGGGAACCTGAGCCAGTAGCAGGTTGTCCGGCACGATGCCCTGCAGGTACTGAACCGTCTGCGCGATTTCCAGATCGTTGACAGGCAGGGAACGCCTGAACATGATGTTAACTTTGTCCGCGTCCAGTGACGGTTTACCCTTTAGACTTAAAATGTTCGCAAACAGCCGCAACCGCCACTTCAAGCCTTCCCTGAACCATCGTTCTTTGATTTTCGTTGCCTGTTCCAGTCCTAACAGCTTGTACTTCATGGCAACGCCTGACGAATTACCGGCAAACTCCTGATCCGTCATGTCCGGCACCTGCGAAAACTTATGGATGTCAGACTTAATGCTCTGCCGCAAAATGTCGGTGTCCGCTTCGTTGGCGTTCTTCAGAAGGTACTCAGCCCTTGCGCCCACATCTGGCAAAGACAATGTGCGCTCTTCCTTCAGCCGTTGCGCCGCTGTGCGGGTATCTTCCGTATCTTCTGCCGCACTCAGGCCAACCACGCCAGTCAAAACCAGTAAAGCGTCCGCAAACTGCTCTTTATCGTTCACCCTGTCAGACTGTAGGATGTCGTAAGCATCAATCAGACTTATTACAGGCTCAAAGTCACCCATTTGCACTGAATTGTTCCAATATTCCACCATAGGCACGATGCCGAAATTGTGAGCAACAGGTTCACCCACGCCATCCGCATAACCGTTGGTGTCCGTGGTGAACTCGGTGTAATCCCTGTCTGTGTATAAGGTGATTTTCTTGACATAGGCCAAGCCGTCTGAGCCGGTACCCATCAGCCGATGGACACCAAACAAGGGTAACGCCTCTGCGGTATCGTCATAAACCACAAAAGCATTCTGCGGGTCCAGCGCTGTCACCCGTGGCTGAGATTGCGGGTTCATGTAGGATAGTTCCACACCGCGCCCATAGATGGCCTGATGCAACGCTAACTCGGAATCAATGGACGGTGTATCAGCCGCGGCATACGCCTCCATAATCGCTTCTAATGCCTTCTCCTGCTTATCGTCGGAATACTGAACAGGATCGCCTATCAGGTAGCCGCTTGTCATGGTGGCAATATAGTGCGGGTAAGCGTGTACCAGCATGTTATTCGGCAACCCCGTGGTTCTTTCCCTTTCGATAATGTCGTGCCAGCCGATGTAGTAGGCATATAGCCTGGCCAGTCTGCTTTTGTCCAGGTCGAATTGCTTGATACAGTCGTTCATCAAGGTTGCGTCAATCGGCAACTCCCTGCCCCTCGTAATCATTGAATCATCTCCTATACTCCAAATGGACGCGGAAAGGTAGTTGCGTATCTCGCAGTAGCCTCATGCTCCACGGCGTAGCGCAGAGCGTCTATCAGGTGATTGTTCCTATCCTCCGGCACTCGCATTGAATTGCCGTCCTTGTCCTTGCGCCATTGGTATAGCTGCAGCTCGTTTTTCATGTGCTGACACTTCACATCAACAATGATTTCATGCCCCTGCAGCCATTGAATCCCGTGCATGACGGAATCCGGGCCTTTCTTGGCTCCCAGCGCCTTGATGCCCAGGTTTTGCAGTTCCTTGACTGATTTAGGCTCGGATGAATCACAGGTGATATAGTGCTGCCCGACAAACGGCTTTAGCACATCTGCCAATGCATTGTTGGTAAGCCCCCGCTCATACAACTCATCAAGGATATAAATGCGCTTGTGTGCCTTGTCATACTCGATCTTGACAGCAGCGGCAGGATCGGACGAAAAGCCAAAGTCCAAGCCGAACAGCAATTTATCAGCGCTCTTTTTCATTTCTTCCTTATCCTCCGTTGTCCAGTTCCTAAAGATGACATCACCCAGCACACCCCAATTCCCCAGGGAATAAACCTCGCGGTAGTACAGGTCTGTTTCATTCTCCAATGCCGCACGGTCATCAACCGTCAGGAAGCGGTTATCCTTGTAGGTGGTTTTCAGGATGGATAACCCATCGTCCCGGTAGGAACTCTTTGATTCGTCCCAATGCCCGAAAAACTCGGTAAACAGCCAATGCTCTTTGAAGATCGGGTTGAATGAAAGGGTTATCCGCTTGGGATGCCTTGATTCACCCCTCAAGCGTTTCTCAAGCTGCTTGTAATCATCACGGGCGATCTCCGTGGCCTCTTCAATCCAGATGTCGGTGAGTACGCCTTTCGCAGGAGTGATTGACTTGATTTTTTCAACATCGTCAAGGCCGGCAAACAGGATTTGGCTCCCGCGCCTTACGCTTGTTATGAGCATTTCGGTTTTGCTGATTACAAAGAAATCCGATAATCCCATTCGCGTTATCGCTTTTACGGTTTCGTTCCAGCAACTACTGCGCAAGTATCTTGCTGTGTTACGCAATACAAGTGTGTTGCGCCCGTCCATTGTGTCCCTTACAAGCCTTTGAGCAATGAAATAAGACTTGCCGGAAGATGCACCGCCGAAAAAGATTTGAAAGCGCGTTTCGTCCTCGATATACGGCAGATACACCGGATTGAACAGCAGCGGGTTTATATCAAACTTCATCCCCGTACCCTATGCGGATTACATCGTTCTCGCCAAAGCTAACGTTTGTATCAATCTGCTGCTTGTCGCGCCATTCTTTAGGCTTGCGGTTTTTCAGCCAAAAGATTTGTGCAGTCACATCGGGCGGGAACTCTTTGTAAACCCGTTTTGTTTCTACCATTTCATGGACAGGGTCATCATCGTCGCCAATCTTGCAGCGTTCTTCCGTTATTTCAACAGTCTTATAACCCATCGCCCTTTTGAACAAAGCATTCTCAACC